GGTCATCTCTTTATTCAAAATACCGTCTATCTGCCTGCGCTCATCGTTCAATATGGGTCGCTCGCCTTTTGTGGATAGTATTCCGTTTACCCCTTTGTTCTTGTGGATTTGCTGCTCATTCGCATTCAAATAGTTGTTTGCTTTCCAGATGTTCACCAAGCTTTCCAATGGCGCATGACCTATGTTATCGTCATCGGTTGGGTTAGGCCGAACCATGTGCATGACATCAGCATCAGGCGCAGTATATGACTTTGAAAAATAATCTACCTGCCAATCCCTTATTTTAGCTTGGCTAGTTTGGTTTGGAGTTGTCTCATTCGCTAATGGAGGTATCAAATTATTGTACCTCATTGGCGATTCATTTGTAAACGGAAATCCAACGATAAAACCGTTACCCGTAAGCAAATACTGAGTGATGCACCTGTATGTAATGGCCTTAAAAGACCAACCGTTAAAAAGCTCTTGAGGGTCGTTTAGCAATAATTGCAATTCGTTTACCCTCCCCATGCTTCTTTGACGGCTATTAATCGGTTCGCCTTCTTGATTGACCAACACCAAATCAACAGAGGCGCAAAGCTCAGCAATTCTATCAACTACTATATACACCCATGGAGAAGCACCAAAACCAAATTCTAGGATTTGGCTGAAATTGGTTTTAAACTCCTCTTCTCCGACCAAAAAAAATTTCTTGCCTGATTTTGGTTCAATTAAGTTACCACGGTTGTCGTACCAATATTGGACTTGCTGAGAATTGTTTTTCGCAAATATATTTTTGATAAAATCAATCATTCTTTGTAATAGTGATGAAGTACATATCGGCAACCGTCGATAGAATGGTTGTCAATATCGTGAGCTACCTTGTGACCTAATGTATTTCTTTTAAAATCGCCTTTAGCATCCCAAGATAGCGATAAGTGCTAAACTCTTTTTGTGTGTTGTGAGAATCCTCATGGATATACAACTCAAATTGTTCTAACTTTTGAATCCCCCAAGCGATGTGAGTTTTAGCTGGTGCATAGGCTTGAACTCCTAATGCGTTAAGCTCATAAACACTTTTTTCTTCTGCCTTGTCCCAAAAGGACATTTCATCGTTGCAACCCTTGGCGTGTATTTTTTCAGCAATATCAGGGTTAGTCAATCCTGTTTCATAAATATGCTCTTTAAGATAAAGAGCTTTGCCTTTCTTTATCATGCAGCCAAAACTTGTAGGGTCGTTCTTAAATCCAAAATCGCCCCAATAAGCTTTCCAATCATAATCTTCAACCTCTCCTGAATAGATATTAAATCCATCGCTAAAAACAATATCGTCGCCAACAGCCCTAAGACCTAAGCCGTACACTTGCCAAAGATAATCGTTTGCCGTCTTTAGCTCAACGTTTTTGTTTTTGAACGCTAACCACTCTTCCTTGTTCTTAAACCTCTTTATAAACTCTGGCTTGTCTTTAATCAAATGCCAATCGTTCGTATCTGGGTGAGCGTAAGAAAGTATCTTTTGAACAGGATTTTCAGGTGCATGAGGATTATCGAAAATGACAGTTTTGAGCAATTTGTAATCTGAACGCTTTTCAAGGTCATAAATGTGATGCTCAATAGCTTTCGGGTTGTAATCGTAAATAAAGAAGCCCGTACATCTTTGTTCAAGTTGGTCTTTCGCTTCTTTCACTACTGAAAAAGCTTCATTTAGCCAAAGTAAATCGCTTTCTAAACCCCCTGCTTTTTCAATATCATCGTTAACGCCAATGAATTTGATGGTGTTGCCATTGATGTTGATGTCCGAGGCGACTTTGTTAAAAACAGCCATGGGATAATCAAACATCCGCCAGACCTTTTTTAAAGTCTCATAGTTGGTGTTTTTTAAGACAGTTAACTTATCACGGCCTATGACTATCAACTTATCCCGATAGGTGTTGATGTACTGGCAAATGAAAATGCAGATGTCAAATGTCTTACCAGTACGGCTAGCCCCTTCTAAGCCGACACCTTTTATTGAACTATCTTTTTTAGCTTGAATAAAAGACTCAGCTATGAATTTATAATTAACTCCTGGTTCAATCATCCAATTCCTCTTCTTTGATTTCTTCGTCTTGAGGCAAGTCAACTCCATTCACCATCTTAATGACTCGCTTGTCGTCAACAGTGAATGACTTGTTGTCTTTTTGGTCTAAACGCTGTTTTCCGAGCCATATTTGCATCGGTACATTACCTTCTGTTGCTTGCTTGAATTGCGACAACCTTAGCTGGGCTTTCCCTTTTTCCCTTTTATCCTTCAAATACGACGAAAAAGACGAAGGCATTTCTTGTTTTTCGTCTTCATTCATATTATCCAAAGCATATTTATAATGATTTTGCATCGTTTCGCGATGAACACCAAAATAAGCTGCTATTTCAACAATAGTACATCCAGCACATGCTAGTTCATCTATTTCAGCCCAATTTATATGACTCAATCGAGTTGCCATAATTGCACTATTTTAAGTTGCTAATAATAAAACTCCCAGTTAAACACAAACTCTCCATTGTAATTTTCCGTGTTTTTAAATTCAATAGTTAAAGGCGAATTTGCAAAAATCAATTTACTACCTATGCCGCCTTCTAAAGTTACCACCGTGTCCGTGCCTGAAAAGGTATAATCAGCAATAATAATACTTTGCAATATCGGTGTAATAGCTGGTATATCAGCGGTTAAAGCTTTTTCCGTGGTTATTTTACCAGTTTCTTTGTCAACGCTTATCACTTGAGCTAAGTCTTGTCCAGCTACATTAATTATATAACCAACAGAAGGAAGGTAACAATTAACATTGTATTCAGCTGGTTCATTTTGCGTTTTTACGCTTTTAAAAGCCCTATCAGGGCTTTGGATGTATATTTCATTTGATCCTGCTAAAGCATTGCTTTGAGTAACGCCAATAGGTGTATTCTTGGCTAGTAAAAGCTTAACCTCATTGCCTTTTCCGTAGTTATCAGCAAACCATCCTTTAATTAAACGAATAGGGTAAGCAAATGAAATATCCATTTGCTCATTCGGAGAGCTTATAGGCATCTTAAAGCTCTTTATTTGTGGATGTCCTTGAACACCTGTTTTTATATCTTCTATTTGCATCAGTTTAATTTTATGCGGTTGTGTAAATTAGTTCGTCCCAATTAAAAGCAACTCTTAAATCACCGTCTCCTCCCGAAGATGGTTTATTGGCCACAAACCACAATTCTTTATCAGGCGTTAGAATAAGGTCGTCTAACTCTAAGGTGTGATTCTCGAGCCTCTCAACATACATTGACCTTTTAGCATCATGGTCAATTTGTGCGTTGCCGCTTGGGCTAGACAAATATGTTGACGCAAATTCATTGGTTTGAATTACACCATCATATACTTCTATATATGAACCCTTTATAGATAGAGGCGCGGGTCTGTTAATGATGCTCGCACTATCCCTGTCAAGAATGTAAGCTGTTAAAAACACATCTCTTGCCACTAATACAGGGAATCTTTTAAATACTGCACTTCCGTCAAACCCAGACTTTAAACGAAAGCCTTGAAACGCAAAATCAAAATTACCATCCCTTATAGTTCCTGTGGTACGGTAATAAGTTTTGGAGTTGTAAAATCTTAATTGCTTATTGTTTTCCTGAATAATTCTTCCTTCTGACATTATTACTTTCCTGTTAAAATACCCATTATAAAAGCAACAGCCAAAGCAATAGGCACATACACCTTAGCTTTTTTGACCGCTTTTTTTTGCTTGTTAAAATCTCTTTGGAGTATAATAGTGTTTTGATAGTTGGCAAGGTATGAACTATCGCAGACGTTGAATAGCTGCTTTTGAAATGTTAACGCACTATCAAGCTTTAGTGTTCGTGCGTGCCTGATGCTTGAAAGCGTTCGTGTGCTATCAAGCAATATTTGGCAATGTTGCAAATCATCTCGCTGAATAGCGCATCTTTTGAGCTTTAAAGCTATGCTATCGATGGTTTGGTAGTCAAGGCAAATGTAATCCGACGTAATTATTTTAGGCTTGCCTATATCATTTTGACAATTCGCCTTGAATGTAAATGAGCTTATCATCAATACTAGAGCTAGTAAGTATCTGTAATTCATGGTTAGATTTCTTTTTTCGCTTGGAATGTTTTTTTATGAGCGAGTCTATGCTATGCGTTAACTGGATGTCTTTGTTTTTTATAGTCTCTATTTCGCATATAAGGCTATCGAGAGAAGCGGTTAAGCTATCTTTCTGATGTTGGAATCGAGCATAAATAAGCTCGTTTTGCGAAAGCTTTTGTGCCTCTTGTGTCTCAAAACAAGCATTAAGGAAGTAGCATAAGCCATATCCTAAAACAACACCTATAAGTATAAAAAATATGTTTATCTCCCTTTCTTTCATACTCCTAATATACGAGTTTTCAGCCGTTTGAGTATAAAAAAAGGCATCCGAGAATCCCGAATGCCTTTAATGCATGTGAAATATGAAAATGTATCTGTGTGTAATCCTATTTTGACATTTTAACCGATACATTGAGCGCACCAGCTATTTTAATGAATTTGTCTAAGCTTATAAAAAAAACCCTCAACCTATAAGGAGAGGGTTAATACTAATTCTAACTAAACACCATGTATGCGCCGAAAAAGGAAATAAACCCAACGCATCGCACTGGGCTTATCTTGCAAAATAAATCAAAATGAACCCCAATATACTAAAATCTCGTGAACTCTGCCATGCGCTCTATTTCTTGCTCCATCCAAAATAGCTTTTTCTTATCCTCGGCATCTGGTGTTTCTATCCCCCCATACTCGGGCAAAGCAACCGTATTACGAAAGCGAGTTATAGATAAACTCATTTCTTCTTTGCTGATAGCCGTGATACTCTTTAGGTCATCTTTTGACCAGTCAACTTTTGACTCTACGACAAATATATCAGGGTTAATTATGCGCTTGTAAAGCTCTCTCTTAACCGTTTCGGGCGATACATCCATGCATACGGCGTAATAATGCAAAAGAAGGTGCAAGTAGTTGTTTTGTCGATAGCTCTTTTTGCTTTTGTCGGT